ATAAAATGGCCGGAAAAGATTATTATCAAAGAAAAATTAACGAAACAAAAAGACCATCAAAGAAAGTCAAGAATTATATTACGACAAATATTCATGATGTTCCCAAGCGTCCAAAAATAGACCATCTCAACAATAATGATTATGACGGAGTGGCTGGCAACGTCAATCTAAATGATTTTAAAGGTGTGACGAATTTTGGAGGAACAAGTTTAAATGATTATGAAGGCTTGGATGCATCAAATTTTGGCGTTTTACCAGAAAAAGAAACAACAGTGGACAATGAAGTTGGGTTAAAAGAAAATGTACTGCACAAATTTGCCACATACAACACAATTTTTACATTAAGCGGATTGTCTGAAGACGAATTAAAAACTCATGCATATCTATCTAGTCCTGTGCATGATATTATTGCAAGGTCGGGAGGAATAGGCGATCCAAACATTAGCGATGGAAAATACACAGAGCAACAAGACAAATTAAAAGCAGAGACTCGAGAAACCCAAAGAGGAACGTTCCTTCATGGGAAGACAGCCAATAAAAAATATAATCCAAAAGAATCTGTAAACATATTATCCAAAGGATTAGATCTATTTTTTGAAAACTTTAATATGTTAAGCACGGTAGGTCCGAATTCAGATAGGGGATTAGCAAACATAACAAAAATGAACTTTGAATTGGTTGAACCGTTTGGTGTATCTTTGATTGAAAAAGTAAAAGCGGCAACATTCATAAACGGATACAGGGATTTTATGGACGCACCATTGTTGTTGACAATAGAGTTCAAAGGCACAGACGAACACGGAAAACAGATCAACAGCGAAGACAAAAACTATGTCAGAAAAATTCCAATACTAATTGTGCGGGTTGAGTTTGATCTAGATCAAGGAGGTGCAAAATATCAAGTAGTTGCAGTGCCGTTCGGTGACCTAGCTCATGATGATAGATTTAAATTTCCTCGTACACAATTAACTACCAGTGTGGACAGTGTTGGAGAGTGGATTAAGGAAATAGTTGAACAACTAGATGCAGATCAACAAAAAGAAATAGAAGAAGGTGTGAGGCAGTACAAAGACAAATATGAATTTTATGTATCCGAAGAAGTTGCCAGTAGAGCAAAATATGCCAAAAAATTACAAACAATTACAGCAGAGTCTAACGCAAGTATGTTTACAAAATTTTGGAACAACTATATTGCTGGGGAAAAAACTAAAATTGATACAGCACCAAAAATTAAATTAGCAGAAGCACAGGTAGACGGACAAACAAGTTTAGTAAAATATTTTGAAGATGCTATTAGAACAGGCGAAGGGTACTCTGCTATTGCAGATACGTTTTGGCAGTACTGGCACATGCAAATGACAAAAAGTTCAGTATCGAATCCCAATACTAAGACAGGCTCAGAAGAGTCAGCACAAACTTCGTATGGTGATCTAATGAAGTTTTACAACAGTAGCGAATTCAGAGACAAAGCAAAAGACAATCAATGGATACCTTGGTTTGAAATCAAAGTAATGGTCGAAACTCCAAATCCTAATATTATCGATCAAGTAAGAAAGGTAAGTCCAAAAAAAGTAGTGTTCAAAGCAATACCTAAAAAATTACATTGTCTAAAGTTCTTCCCACCGGGAGTGAGTTTAGGATTTATGGATTGGTCCAAATGGGTTAGAAAACAATACAATTATATCTACACCGGCGACAACGTGGATGTGCAAAATTTACGTATCAATTACAAAACTGCTTACTACCTAAGGAATGTTAGACCATTCAAAGAGGAGAATAAAGCCAAAGGAGAATACCAAGAGTTCGAAGAACATCTCATAAAAATCTTTGGTACTGATAATTCTGATATTAGAATAGAGCCAACCAATCAAATGGGTAAAAACACAGTGAACTCAGGTTCAAACAAATCACAGCAATTTTATGATTATATCACCAATCCCGAAGTAGATATGATCAAAATAGAATTAGAAATACTAGGAGATCCTGCATTCATTTGTCAGGATCAATTTATCACCATACACGAAGACAGATCTAAAAGAGCAGACGGACTTGGTCCTGGTCCTATAAGTAAAAAATATGGAAGTTTTAATTCAGAAAACTTTCAACCTTTAGTTCAGGTAAACTTTATAAGACCACCTGATGATATAGATGATCGCTACACCGGTGGATATATACGTCATTACGGATCTGGCAATAGATCAGAAAATCAATTTTCCGGAATATATCAGGTTACAAAAGTCGATTCAAAATTCAATAATGGTCAATTTTTGCAGACATTGTATTGTGTTAGATTGAATCAGCAACAACAAGGAAATGCCGGGGCGGCAATATCACAACAAATTTCTAAATATTATAACAGTGAAAATGTCAAACCTACAAAAACATTAGGCGGCAAAACTAATGCTAACAGATGGAGCAATGGTATTGACGATTACACAGACAATCCAGATGTAGGAGCCGCGGCATCAAAACTTCAGAAAAAAATTGTGGATAAAGTGAAAAAATTACAAGAGAAAACTAAAGAAGGTAATTATGACGAGCAAGTAGGAGACCTAAACGACATAGGATAAATTAAAGTATGAGTTATAAAATAGGCGGCGGATTTTCAGACACACAGGATAACCTTAAACACTTTTCAGAAAAAGGTAGTTCCAATGATTCAGGTCCGTACATAGCAGTGGTAAAAAACACAGTAGACCCACTCAGAATGGGCAGACTGGGTGTTGTGGTTCCTGAACTATCTAGAACAGACGGACACGACATCAATCCATCACAGATTATATGGTGCCAATATTTGTCACCTTTTTATGGTGCCAAACCATTCAAAGCAAACACAAAAGATCCAGCAGAAGGACCACAGCAACGGTCATATGGTATGTGGGCGATCCCACCAGATGTGGATACCAACGTGTTGGTTATATTTGCCAAGGGTGAAAAAGGACAAAAAAATGCATTTTGGTTGGGTTGTATACAAGAGCCATTAACAAATCATATGGTACCTGGAAACGGGGCATCTGAAAACGTAATCCAAGACTCAAACAATTATAGCGAGGAAGAAAGAGCCAGAGGCGGAGGATCCAACTTTAGTGATTTAGAAAAGTATGGCACAACTTATTTGCCTGTACAAGAAAAAAATAAAAAAAGATATAGCGAAGGAGAAACCAATCTCACAATGGGAGAATGGGAATATCCTGTTAATACTGCTCTGGCAGATCAACTATTAGAACAAGGATTGGTCCAAGACGAAATAAGGGGTACCACATCATCAAGTGCAAGGAGAGAAACTCCCAGTCAAGTATTTGGTTGGAACACGCCTGGACGAATCAGCGAAAATTCTAGAGAATTAAACATTGGTGTAAACGACACACCTTTGCAAGTAGATAGAGATCTTGGACACAGTTTTGTAATGGACGACGGTGATGAGGGTGGTGAAAACAGACTTACAAGAATTAGAACAGCATCCGGACATCAATTATTGATGCACGACACAGAGGGCGTGGTATACATAGCCAATGCATCGGGCAAGGCATTTATTGAAATGAACGCTGACGGAAAGGTATCTATCTATGCAACAGACGGAATATCCATGAGGACCGAAGGAGATTTTAATTTGCATTCTGACAGGAACATACAGTTCCATGCTAAAGAAAAAATAAAATTTACAGCAGAGGAAGACGTGGTGTTGAATGCTGAAAAATACATCTATGCAATGGGCCAATCTGGCATATTAAATGCATCTCACAAGGGTAGTGTGAGGCACTATGCCAAAGACGGTATAACATCATTCACAGACGGACCACAACTACACGGAGCAAGTGGCAGAATTGATCTTGCAGGATCTGAAGTGCATTTCAACTCTGTGTCTGCACGTGCAACATGGGGACCATCATGGATGAAACCTGATCATGACAAGATACAAATCATCGCCAAGGAAGGCGAAATTGACATAGAGGCATACGGACCAATAGATGAAGGTAAACCAGCCAAAATAGAAAACAAGACCACAGTGCGTGATACCAGCATTGGTCGGGGAGATTTCGTGAACGATGTCGATCCATTCTACGTACAACCAGCAATTAGAAACTCATCAGGCAGTGGATATGAAGGTAAGAATGCATTTGATAATGCATGGGAAGAACTTGAAGCCATGATAGGCCCCAATGGTGACGGAAAAACTGCCGAAGGAACATATGAAACTCTGAGTGATGGTGCTTTGGATAGCAGACGAACAATATTAATGAACGAGCTTGGTGTTGTAACACCATTCATGGACAAGAAGAACGGTGTTGGAAACATGGCAGAGAAAAAAGCAGAGTTTTATAAAAAATTAAAAGAAAGACAAAAAGTTAATTTGCCAGATGCTGTGGGAGGTGTGTTTGTCACACACGAACCGTGGAACAGAGGAGTCAAACCAATCAAGCGTATCAAAGACCTACAGTACGATCCATATTACAAAGGTAGGTTCAGGAACGAATGGTTGGAATGGGAATATCTTGATGTTAGCTCTAGTGGAAGTCCGGAAGATACGGCAAGACACTTAGAGTTGGTTGAGAAATTAGGAATAGCCAAGTTTTCAGAGACCGGAAGTTATGGCAGTAACGTGGCCGAAGCCAAAGCCAAATATTATGCAGACCTTAAAACACGTCAAAACACTTATGAGAACCTAAGTTCCTCAGAGCAGTCAAAAATTATTGCAGAAAACAACTAATAAATATTACAAATGGCATACAATTCAAATTCATCAAATAACGCACAGTCAGGAAAGATAGTTTTCAAAGGCTTTTCATCTCGGGCAGAACAGCGAAGTTTTAAACTGTACGATTTTGAGGTTGCCAAGCAGGATCTAATTAATAGATTATCAGTGCGTAAGGGAGAACGTGTGGAAAACCCAGAGTTTGGCACAATAATTTACGATGCTATATTTGAACCTTTCACAGAAGCACTAAAAGATGCAATTATTGAAGATGTAACTGCTAATTTAAATGCAGATCCACGACTATCCACAAGTGATATAACAGTCAGAGAAGCAGACAAAGGTATAGCCATAGAGGCATCTATCACGTTTATTCCACTGAACATCACTGAAAAACTATCATTCAACTTCGATGAAAACTCGTTGTTACGCCTATCTTAAAGTACGCACATAATTAATACTATAAATATCATTATTAAAGTATTATGGCCACTACAGACAGACAAAACAGATTATTAGTTGCGGAAGATTGGAGAAAGATCTATCAATCCTTTACCCAAGCAGACTTCAAATCCTACGATTTTGAAACACTTCGTAGAACAATGGTCAACTACCTTAAGGAAAATTACCCGGATGATTTCAACGACTTTGTTGAGAGTTCTGAGTATGTGGCACTTTTAGATTTGATTGCCTATATAGCACAGGCGTTATCATTCAGAGTAGACTTAAATGCCAGAGAAAACTTTTTAGAAACAGCAGAAAGAAGAAATTCCATATTAAGATTAGCAAGACTAATCAATTACAATGCAAAAAGAAATTTGCCGGCAACTGGATTATTGAAAGTGAATTCACTTTCTACAACACAAGATGTGCTAGATTCGTCTGGAAGTAATCTTGCTAACACTACAATCATTTGGAATGATTCTGCCAATTCAAATTACAGAGAACAGTTCACAGCAATAATGAACGCGGCCAATCAAACAGGACAGTTGTTTGGAAGCCCGAGAGAGTCAAAAAAAGTTGGTGGCATCAACACAGAGGTTTATACTTTAAGCACAAATCAAGCAGACTTGCCTATGTTTAATTTTACTAAAAACGTTGGTGGAGTGAGCAGAGTATTTGAAATAGTTCCGTCAACAATTGAAGATTCAGAATCAATTTATGAATCTAATCCTGTAGAAGGTACAGGTTTAACATACACATACAGAAGTGATGGATCAGGAGACAGTTCCAACAACACAGGTTTCTTTTTCCTTTTCAAACAAGGAACTATTGAACAATCTACATTTACAGTAGATTCAGCAATTACAAATTACGTTTTTCCATTAGATACTCCAAATATAAACAACACCGATGTTTGGTTATATCAACTAGATCAATTCGGACAAGTATCAAAAAAATGGACAAAGGTTCCATCTTTATCAGGTAATAATGCAATTTATAATTCGTTAGCAAAATCAGAAAGAGACATTTATAATGTTGTGACAAAAGTTAACGACACAGTTGATTTAGTTTTTGGTGACGGGAACTTTTCTAATCTTCCTTTAGGTTCTTTCAAAGTATACTATAGATCAAGCGACAATACCAAGTTTGCTATTCAACCTAATGACATGCAAAATGTAGTTGTTTCAGTTCCGTATGTAGATGCTAACGGATCTCAACAAACATTGTCAATAACATTAAGTTTACAAGCGGCAGTATACAATGCGGCATCTTCTGAAACAAATAGTTCAATCAAATCTAAAGCAGGACAAGTTTATTATTCACAAAACAGAATGATTACTGCTGAAGACTATCAAGTAGTTCCTCTTTCAGCATCACAAGAAATTATTAAAGTAAAATCAGTTAATAGGTCCGCTTCGGGTATTTCTAGAGCAAAAGAAGTATTAGACCCAACAGGTGCTTATTCAAATGTAAGTGTGTTTGCTGAAGACGGTATATTATACAGAGAAGAATCAACACAAAAATTTACTTTTACTTTTAACAATAGAAGTGATATTCAATCTACACTAGATGCAAAAGTTGAAGCAAAATTAAAAACTCCGTATGCAAGACAGTTTTATTATCTAAAATATGGTACAAAAGATGTAAGCACACTGACGACAACTTGGAATTCAACAACGACTTCCACTAATACAAATACTGGATATTTCAAAGCCGGCGGACCATTAGTACTGGGTGACTTTGCAACTTCAAATTTAAAATTCGCTAAACCGGGTGCATTGTTAAAATTTACTTCTCCTGATACTAGAAAATTTTTGAATGGAGTTTTAGTAACATCAACAACTGACAACAGTCAAGATAGATTATGGGCAAAAATTGGTGCTGTGGTAGGTGATGGTGCAAACACTGGAATAGGAAATCTAGAATCTGGTTTAGGTCCGGTAACATTAAACAATATACTGCCAGATGGATCTGTACTAAACGCAATTATTCCTAATTTTACAACATCATTTTCAAAAACATTAGAAACAAACATTATTGATAGAATAAATGCATACGAGGAATTTGGATTAACATATGATTGGAACACAGAAACGTGGAAAGTAATTACTTCAACAAATTTAAGTACAAGTGATGTGTTTAATTTAACAAATCAAAGTTCAACAGCAGGCACAAATGCAGATGCTAGTTGGTGGTTCAAGTTTACAAATGATGGAAACACATACACAGTTACATACAGAAAATTAGAATACATATTTGAATCAGTATCTCAAAATAAATTTCATTTTGATGCACAGGAAAAAATTTATGATTACAAATTAGGCACTAGTGTTAAAGATACATTAAAAATACTTAAAACAAATGCTATTACTTCAACAGGTAATGCTGTTGGCTATCCAATCAATTGGCAAGTTGTTGATGTAGTAACAGAAGCAGACGGTTTCCAAGATAACAGAAAAGTTAAAGTTGGATTTTTTGACGCAGATGACGACGGTGTAGTAGACAATCCAGAAATATTTGACATTATTGTTGAACCTGATTCAAGTGTTACTACAAAGTTTGTATTCCAAGAGAAGTACATATCATATAATAACATATCAAGATTCAGGCCGTATGCATCAACAAACTTTGTTGTGTCAAAGAATGAAGCAGATATTACTCTGAATTCAGCAACATACACAGACGGACAGTTGTTTTATTTTTATGGTTCTGCAGAAGATATTATGAAAAAATATGATGGAACAACAAACACATT